TTATATTTAGATGGTAGTTCTCATGTTGTCACTGGCAGCACACAAGGGTACAATCTTCAATACAGTAAGTCTATAAGCGAAGAGACCAAGGCGCTCCATTGTGACGGTGGTGTAGCAGTCACAGGAGGGGAAGCTAACTTAGGAACCTACCTGTACAAAAATGAGCAATTCGATGGCAGCACTGCATTGTCTGCATTCGCTCATGCTAATGTAACAACCGGCACTCTCAGTTCTATCATTGGTGCAACCACCGGAGTGTATGCCTTCACTAACGGTCAGATAACATACGGTGGCTATATTACCTTCTGCACCACGGCTGTCCGAGGAGCACGTCATGCCGAGCTAGATCTTAATGGAGCAACCCTTAGCTCAAACACAATCAACTATGACATAAGCCAAGGCTGTATTCTTACAAACTCAACAGGCGGTGTTGAGACCTCTAATGTAGAATACCTTACACTGACAGATGGTGCAAGTGTCCCAACTACGGCAGTTGGTAAGACTTACCTATATGTTGATTCAGCAGATGGAGATCTTAAAGCTAAGTTTGGTAATGGTACAGTAGTTGATTTAATAACAGGTGCAGCAGTAGTAGGGGGAGGAAGCGGCCAAGGTACTTTCTATCTGAACAACAGTAACACTTACACTGTAGCTGATGGAGTTGGTTACATTCAGAATGAAAGCTCCGGCACTTGCACTCTAACATTACCAACGCCAGCGGATAACACAGGCAGAGTAATTACTCTCAAGAACAACGTCAATCAGACAGTACAATCTGCCACCTCTGTCGTTCAACGAGACTCTAGCACAAGCAGTACCAGTCTAATTAATCCGGGTTTTCAATACAGAGCCGGAGCTTGGATGAACCTAGCATGTGATGGAACAACTTGGTATATCATGGGCTGGGGTGATGGTGTTGTAAACTAAGGATAAGATATGAGTAAGTTTAAAGATAAGAATGGTAACTTCTATACGCAGAGCTTGTTCCTTGAGCTTGCGTATGACAACCCCAAGCACGCGATCTACACCTTAAAGGATGATGATCATGAGTTCAAGGGTAAGGTGTACAGGTCAATCAAGAAGCTATACGTAGCAACTGATGATCCTACTGAGTATAAGTTTGCTACTCAAAACCTTGGTGGTTGGAATCATTGGAAGCGTTTGTTAAATAAGACATCGCTTCTTCACCCTTACATTGAAGAATGGCGGGAAGAGTTGGAAGTTAAGATGAGATCTAAGGGTGTAACCCGCATGCTCAGTAATGCTTCCGAGTCACCAACAGCAGCAAAGTGGTTAGCAGAAAAGGGCTGGGTAGAAAAACGCACAGCCGGTCGTCCATCGAAAGCAGAAGTTAAGGGCGAGAAGAAACAACAAGCCGCTGTTAAATCTGTTATTCAATCGGACTTAGAAAGGTTAAGAGATGTCAGACATTGATGAAATTAAAGCATTAGCAGAATCAGATCTCTATACATTCGCTGTATTAGTTAACCCTAAGTATCTTTATGGTGACGTACATAAGAAAGTATTCAAGTGGTTGATGCAGGTAGATCACCCTAACCAACTCCTCTTGTTACCAAGGGGACACTTGAAGAGTCATTGCTTAGCTGTATGGGTTGCTTGGTGGGTCACTAAGAATCCTGATACAACTATCCTCTACATCTCAGCTACGGCTGATTTAGCAGAGCAGCAGTTATATGCTATTAAGAACATGTTAAGCAGTGCTATCTATTCTAGGTACTGGCCTGAGATGATTAACCCTGATGAAGGGAAGCGAGCTAAGTGGGCAACGACAGCTATATCAGTTGATCACCCACTACGAGCTGAAGAAGGTATACGCGATTTTACGGTGCGTACCGCCGGACTTACAACGAATACAACAGGATGGCACGCAGAGATCATTGTACCAGATGATGTCGTGGTTCCTGAGAATGCTTACACCTCAGAAGGTCGTAAGAAGTGTGCTAATGCTATGAGTCAGATGGCTTCTATCCTTAACACTGGTGGTATGATTAAAGGATGTGGTACTCGTTATCACATGGCTGATCAATACTCTATATGGATGAAGCAGTTTGTTCCTACCTATGATGAGAATGATGAAGTAAATGGTGAGGAATTAATCTGGAGTATCCTTGAAGAAGTGGTAGAGACAGAGGGAGTGTTCCTCTGGCCACGTTCATCAAGAGATGATGGTAAGACATTCGGGTTTGATAAGCGAGAGCTAGATCGAATCAGTGCTATGTACTCAGATAGAACTCAGTTCTATGCTCAGTATTATAACAACCCTAATGATCCTTCTTCTAATAGATTAGATAGTTCACAGTTTCAATACTATGATAAGAAACATTTAAGACAAGAGAGTGGTCGTTGGTGGTATAAAGAGAAAGTATTAAACGTATATGCAGCAATTGACTTTGCATTTAGTTTAAAAACCACGGCGGATTATACAGCGGTAGTTGTTATAGGTATAGCTGCTGATGGTCACATCTATGTATTAGATATTGACAGATTCAAAACAAATAAGATCTCAGTATACTTTGATAAGGTCTTCCATATGCACAACCATTGGGAGTTCAGGAAACTAAGAGCTGAGGTAACAGCAGCACAGTCTATTATCGTAGCTGATTTAAAAGATCGTATACGAGAGAATGGCGATAGTTTATCTATTGAAGAGTATAGACCTAACCGTAACCAAGGTAATAAGCAAGAGCGTATGGCTGCTGCTTTAGAACCACGTTACGAGAATCTATCTGTGTGGCATTACAAAGGTGGGTACATACCAGCACTTGAAGAAGAGCTTGTATTGTCTCGACCACAACACGATGATATTAAAGACTGTCTTGCATCTGTAGTTGAGATAGCAGTCAAACCTAAACAACGCAGAGGTTCCAAGATGAAGTCTAATAACATCGCGGTCTTTGATAAGAAGTTCGGAGGCATTAGTTTCAAATGATTGAAGACAATGTAATAGCAATACAAAACATGCTGGCAGCAGATGATCTGGCAGCTAACATAACTGAGAAGTGGGACAACTGGAACAACCAAAGAAGTGGTTGGTTATCTGAGAAGGAAGAGATTCGTAACTACGTATTCGCTACAGATACAGGTAGCACTTCAGCAGGTTCATTGCCTTGGAAGAATAGAACAACACTTCCTAAGCTATGTCAGATACGTGACAACTTACATGCCAACTACAACAGCGCACTCTTCCCTAATGATGAGTGGATGAAGTGGGAAGGCTATACACTAGATGATGAAGAGCTAAGTAAGAAGAATGCTATCCAAGCGTACATGAGTAACAAGGTACGAGAGGGTGATTTCAGAACTACTTGTAGTAGCTTAATCTTAGATTACATTGACTATGGTGTAGCTATTGCAGATGTTATCTGGGTAAACGAAAGTAAGCTTGATCCTGAATCTCAGGAAACAATCCCCGGATATATCGGACCTAGGATGGTTCGTATTGATCCGAATGAAATTGTATTCGATCCTACTGCTGTAGACTTTCAGAAGTCTCCAAAGATTACACGATCTATTACAACTCTTGGTGAGCTAGAACTTAATGCAGCTAACTCTCCTGATCAATACTATAAAGATGCAGTAGCAGAAGCTAGAGAGTTAAGACGAAACATCGGTGGTTACAATGTAGATGATTTCAGAAAGGCTTCAGCCTACTCTGTTGATGGCTTCGGTGATCTATATGAATACTACGGTAGTGGTTATGTAGAGATCTTAGAGCTTGAAGGAACATTGTATGATATGGAAACTGGCACGTTGCTAGAAGACTACATCATTACTATTATGGATAGACGAACTGTGTTACGTAAAGAACCTATCCCTGCGTGGAAACGTGGTGGCTATAAGGTGATGACAGGCTGGCGTAAGCGTCAAGGTAATCTATATGCAATGGGTCCACTAGATAACTTAGTAGGCTTACAGTATAGAGTAGATCATCTTGAGAACTTAAAGGCTGACATCGGTGACATGATCTTAGCACCACCTCTAAAGATTGTAGGTGATGTAGAAGAGTTTGAATGGAAACCTTTTGG